CAACCAGCGGGGACGCGACGAGCAGGCAGAGGGCCAGGACGAGGATGGGCGTCCGCATGGTCAGAAGTTCCCCGTAACGACCTTGGGCGTTCCTGTTCCACCGTCCGCGATCTTTCCAACCGTGGCTCCGCGGCAGGATGTGCCCACGATGCTGTAGTTCTTGCTCGGTCCCGGCGGCAGGAAGATGCAGTAGCGCATGGACCCAGCACCCCAGAGAATGCCGTTCCCAATGGTGAGGTTCAGTAGCTTGAAGTCAGAGAGGCCTGCGCCAAGCGACACGCCGAAGCCCCACGGTGAGCCGCTGATGTTGTTATCCGCGATCGTGCTCGTCGCGATGGTGACGTGCTGCGCGCCCGCGAACACGGTCGCACCGTCGCCCTGGTTGTAGTGCAATGTCAGATCTGACGCCGTCAGGCCTCGCACGCCCCCATACACCGCCAACCCGCCGCGACTCTGCGCGATGCTGAGATTGTGCAAGCGCGCGTTCTGCGCCGACACGATCGCGACACCGTAGTCGGTCATGGTCTCGATAGCGGGCGAGTCGGTGAGCGAGAACCCAGTGACGGCCGCTGGCGCCCCGCCGTAGCCCACGCGCACGCCGGTCCAGCCCTTGATGAGGGTCAGCCGGTGCAGGTCGATCGTGTCGGTGTCCGGCAGCACGTCGACCCAGACGTCCATGGCGGCTGGCGTGTCGGCCGTGCCGGACATCCCATCGACCAGCACGTCCGAAACATGGTGGACCCCGTCGCCGATGCGGACCGCGGTGCCCGACGCCAGCACGCCGTTCCACCGCAGGTTCCGCAGGGTGTAGACGCCGCGGTTGTCCTGCGCGGGCGCCACGTCGACGCCGATGGCGAGGTTGTGCCCGAAGAGGATGTCGCTGGTCGCGATGTTCCAGTCGGCCGCGTGGTAGCAGATGCCGCCACCTGACTGCTGGGGCGTCACCGCGTCGAGGCTGATGCTGCGGATGGCCGATTGCGAGCCGGTGTAGGCGAATCCGCAGAAGTTGCCCGCCACATGGAACGCGGACGCCGGACCCACGCCGCGTAGCTCGACGCGCGTCGGGACCGTGACGGGCTGTTCCAGTGTGAAGTCACCCGGGCCGATGTCGATGGCACAGCCAGCGGGTCCACACGCGTCAATGCGTGCCTGCAAGGCGGCCGCGTCTCCGATGGTGGCCGTGGCGCTGACCACGGCGGCGAGCAGCGCGCTGAGAACGAGGAGGAGTCGTCGAGTCATGGTCATAGGTCAGCAACTAGCCGCGGCGAAGAGGTTGCCGCCGTTGTCGACGCACACGTAGAGCGTGCCGCCGCCGCCGAGCGGGGAGAAGTTGATCGAGCCGCTGGAGATGACGACCAGGTCATCCTGGACGGTGATGTCGTCCGGTTGCAGCACGTCGACGTCGAGCACGGAGATGTGGGTGTCGCCGTTGCTGGCGAGGGTGAACGCGCCGGACCCGATGTTCATGGACCCGGCGGTGATGCTGCCCATGTTCGCGGAGATGGCGTCGAGCGTGGCCACATCGATCTCGGCGGCCTGCACGGAGTTCGCAGCCAATTGCGTGGCAGTGATGGACCCAGTGGTGATGTTGCCGCCGCTGATAGACGTGAGGCCGCTGCCGTTGCCCGTGAGAGTCAGAGTGGTCCCGTCCCAGGTCAGCTGATTTCCGGCGGGGTTGCCGATGCGAAAGCGCGGCGTGCCGCCGTTGTAGTCCATCCACCAGCCGGTCCCCGTCAAGTAGCCGGTGGCCCCGCTGCTGAAACTGCCCGAGGTGCCGATACTGAACGCGCCGGTCAGCGACAGGTTGCCCGAGGTGTCCGCCGCAAGCTTGTCGGTGGTGCCGCTGCGGATACGCAGACCGTTCGTCGCATCGATGGTGAGGTTGGTCGCGCTGGCGTCTCCAAAGGCCGCGCCGTAAGTCGTGGCCCCGTAACCGAACAAGCCGTTGAGGTTTCCGATGGCCCAGCGCGGCGCGATGTTGTTGTAGGTCGTCCCCGTGCGGACGTTCCCGACAATCGACGGCCCGCTGCCGCTCAGGACGCCAGACGTCGAATACAGGTCGATCATCCCGTTGCCGGTCGTGCCCGTGTTGAACACGGCATCACCGGCCGTCCAGGTGTTCGCGCCAGACCCGTCCAGATTGCGGGCGACGAAGTAGCGGTAGTTGCCGTCGGTCGGGTCCGTGCGCCACGTCAGCTGTCCCGAGGTGCACGAGGGCGGAGCCGAGCCGACGCCGATCTCGGTCTGGTTCGTGCCGCCGTTGTAGGTCGCCCCGGTGCTCGTCCACGTCCCCGCGCAGGCGCCCGCGACGATCTGGAACTGCACACCCGCGCCGAACTGCGCGGCCCAGCTGTTCGAGATGCTGATCCAGTTCGGGCCGGTGTTCGACGCCGCCACCGCGCCCCACGACACGCTCATAAACTCCAGCGACCCGTTCGCTTCGGCGTAGACGATGTCCGAGGCGCTCCACTGGTTGTGCTTCACCTCGACCCAGACGTCACTCGCGCCGACGTCCTGCGTGAGCGTCGTGGTCGGGCCGACCAGCACGCGCCCGCCGATCGTCGCGATCGTGTTCTGGGCGACGAGCGTTTCCACCCAGAGTTCCGCCGCGTGGAGCGTCAGGTACTTGTTCGACAGCGCCCCGAGGTTCACGGTGTAGCCCGTGTTCGGCAGGACATCCACGCCAGTCGGACTCAGGACCAGATCACCGGTCGGCTGCAGCGTGAGGTTCGTGGCTGTCGCTGTCGTGATGGTCGAGCAGTCAGACAGCCGCACCTGATCGGGCGAGCCGTTGACGCTGTCGATGGTGCACGGCCCCGCGTTCAGACGGATGCGGTCGGCCGCGACGGTCTGCGCGTGCGACGGCGCACTGCCGACCAGCAGCAGGGCAAGCGCCACACAGGCGCGGAGGCTATTCAAGATACGCACTGATGAATACCGGTTCATTGGCTGTGCTCGGATTGACCTGTAGTTCGTAGAAATGCGACCCGCTCGTGAGCGTGACGGTCCACGTCACCGTCACCCACGTCGTCGAGGTGACAGAGCTGCTCGTGCCCGTGCACGGCGTGGAGTCGGTGACGTCGTAGAGCCGCGCCGTGAAGGACGTGCCCGAGGTCCCGACGCGCATCCGGGCCACGATGGTGGCGCTCGTCGTGCGCCGCGGCACCGTGTTGATCTGGACCTGCACCGCCCCGGCCCCTGCGGCCGCGCTGTAGCCCGTGGCCGGAATCCACCCGGGCGTGTCGGTCTGCACGCCTTCCGAGCCCGTCCCGGCCAGCGGGTAGGCGAAGCGCAGCGAGGTCGCCCCGACCGCCCCGATACCCGCCGCGACGGTCGACGCGCCGCCCATGCGCCGCCACGTCTCGCGCCAGCCGGTCTGGTAGACCAGCCCCTCGACTGCCGTGACCACATGCTCCCAGCCGACGCCGTTCCACGTCGTCACGACGTCGGTCACCAGGTAGGTGTTGTTGATGTTCCGCTCGGGCACGTTGATCGTCTGGGTCATGCCCGGCAGGAGCCCGTTGGTGCGCGTGCGGTAGGTCACCCGGCGCAACGTGACCAGCCGCTGCACGAGGTAGGCATCGGCGAGCGCCTGCGCCTGCGTGCTGGTCGTCGTGTCCGGCGCCGTGACGACGACTTCGATGATCCGACCGACCGCCGTCTGCGCCGCCGAATCCTCAGCCATCGCCGTGGACGTGCCGGTGTCGACGATCACCCGGTTGGCGTACTCTTCGCGCGTGGGCTCGACTTCCAGATCCCCAAACCACGTCGTGGCCGGAATCGCGAGGTTGAACGGCGCCGAGAGCGTGCCGGGCTCGTACATCCGCAGCACCTTCGAGCCGTCAATCGTCCAGATCCAGCCCTCGGCCAGCGTGGCCATCTCGTCCAGAATCGAATCGATGCGTGCCAGCCGGTAGGACACCGCGCTGAGCGTCGGGCCGGTCGCCTGCGAGCCGTGGAGCGAGACCCCCGCCGCCGACAGGTAGCTGGTCACGATCGTCCCGAGCCGTGCCGCTAGCGTCTGCGAGGGGAAGTCCACCGTGGCGTGGCGTTCGCGGGCGAGCTGCGCGAAGTCGGTGGCGTCGATCTCGTTCAGGATCGCCACCGTGGGACCGCCCGCGCCACGTTCGCGGATGCTCGTGATGACGCCGCCGAACCAGCGCGTGCCGTCGACCGTGAGCGTCACCTCCTCGTCGAGCGAGGGCCGGTAGGAGGCGTCCTGCGACAGCACCGACACGCGGAACCGATCCGCCCCATTCGCCGTGGCGGACAGGCTGACCGAGCGGGCCAGCACATTCTTCGAGACGGCATCGATCTGGATGTCAACCGTCATCACGCCACCCGATACCGCTTCAGGGCGCCCGGCACATGCGGGACCATGAGTTCCGCCAGCGTGCGCCCGTCCGCCTCAAGGATCACGGTCGTGGTGCCACCCCCGCCGACCAGCGCCGACGCGATGCGCCCCTGCTGCGCCGCGTTGATGACGATCTCGCCCGGCGTGAGCATGGCCGGAACGGTGTCGGTGCCCTTCGGCAGGAACGGCAACACGCGCCCGCCGCGGTCGAAGTACTGCACGCCGCCAGGCACCACCAGCCCGCCACGCGCCACCGGGCTCGGCTCGACACCGCCGCCCACAGGCCAGTCGTAGACGATGCGCGCGTGCAGTTCGAGGTCGGCGAAGGCGTCCTGCAACGCCTGCACGGTGGACTCGGCCGAGCCGGTCATCTCCGCATCGAGCGCCGCAATCTGCCCGCGAATCTGCGTCTCGATGACGCCCATCACTTCCTCGGGCGCTTCGTTGGCGATCGACTGCGCGAGGCCGTCGCGCTTGGCCTTGAGCGCGTCGAAGGCAGCATTGACGGACCCGGCGCCACCCATCGCTGCATCGTGGGCTTTCACCCACGCCTGCGCCGCCGCATCGCCCGCGTCGGCCATCGCCCGCTGCCACGCGATGTACGCCGCGTTCACCTGGTCCTCTGTGAACTCCGGCACCGCTGAGCGGCCGTCCTTGTACCGCTGCTGCGCCGCGTTCACGTAGTCGAGCACTTCGCGCGCCCGCTTCACGGCGTCGTCGCGCTGGCTCTGGCTCATGCCGACCGTGGCCTGCACGTCCCCCATGAAGTCCTGCCCGCGACTCAGGGCGGCGGTCATCTCCGCAATGTGCCGCTGTGCTTCCTCAAGCGTCTGCGCGTTCCGGATGGCATCCTGAAATGCCTGGATGACGTCCCGTCCGACATACCGCTGCACGTCGGCGGAGTACTGGGCGAGCACCTGACTGGAGTTCATCCAGAGGCCGATGATGGCCGTGTGGACGTCCTCCTGCTTCTGGGCATACGCGCCGAGCGCGAACAGGACGTTGAAGCCAATCGTGGCAATGGCTGTTGCGCCCTGCTGGCCAGCCGTGAGTGCCGCGCCGGAGAACTGCTTGAGCGCCTGATTCGCCAGATTGATCTGACTGATGACGCTGCCGATCTGCTGCGCCATGCCGCCGAAGCTCTCGCCGCCGATTTGCGCCACCAGCGACAGCGCCTCAGAGACACCCTTGAGCCCCTGCTCGAAGTCACGCGTGTCCTGCACCAACTGCGGATTCGGCCCGGCCTGCAAGGTCGGGATGCGCGTGCGGTCGGGGATGGAGTTGAGCTTGGCGAGCGCCTTGCCGGTGTCGTCGATGGAGGTGGCCAGCTTCGCGTGGATGCCCGCCGCCGCCTTGGCCACCGTCGCCTCGAAGTCCAGTTTCCGAGCGACCGCATCCGCCTGCTGCGCCGTCAGGCCGTAGTAGGTGGCGAGGTCGGACATCGCCGCGCCGTGATCCCGCAGGTAGCGGATGGCTTCGACCGTCGCTCCGTCCACCGAGTCGGCCACGGTGAGGTAGCCCTTGATCGAGGCGGTCACCGACAACTGCGCCGCGGCGAACTTCGCGAGGTCGGCTTCGTGCTGGCGCTGGCCCTGCGCCCGCTTCTGCTCGGCCGCCGTCGCTGCCTTGACCGCTGCCTCGGACTGCTTCAGGGCAGAGGCCAGCCCGCGCTCCAGTTCGATCTGCGCCTGCGCCGAGCCGATCCCGAACGATGACGATGACAGGCCGATGTCATTGGGCCGACGCGCGGCCGGGATAGGCCCGTTGCCGAACAGCCCTTCGTTGACGCGCGCCCCGACGCTGTTCCCGACGATGCCAGCGCCCAGCGTGGGCGACAGCGCGAATATGGCGCCCAGCGAAGAGCCGCCATTGCTGCGCATCCGGACAATCTGCCCGAGCACCTCGCCGATCGCGTTGGTGGCGTTGCCCTTCCATCGGGTGTACGCGTCCCCGAGGTCGTCCAGCGCCTTGGCCGACTCGGTGCTCATCTTGAGCGTCGAGTCCTTCAGGCCGTCGACGTCGGCCTTGAGCGTCGGCAGCAGCTCCGCGCCGCTCTTGCCGAACAGCTCCATCGCGATGCGCGTCTGCTCGGCCGGGTCCTTGATCGACTGGATGCCCTTGGCGATGGCGAAGAACTGCTCGTCCGGCGAGAGCGCCCGCAACTGTCCGATGGACAGCCCGATCTCCCCGAGTGCGCTGACCGTGTCCTTGCTGCCCTCAGAGAGCCGCTTCTGGAACTGATTGACGGCCGACGCCACCTGGTCGAGTGAGTTGCCCGACGGTTCCGCCACGGCCTGCAACCGCTGCAAGCCTTCGATGGCGATGCCCGTTCGGTCGGAAAGCTTGGTGAGGTTGTCCGCTGCGTCGAGTGCGCCCTTGGCGAGCGCGACGACCGTGCCGCCGACGCCAGCCGCCGACAGCGCCCCCGCGCCGATGCCGGTCAGCCCGAGCAGGCTGGACAGCCCGCCGCCCTTGCCAGACCCAGCGCCTGCGCTCAGATCCTTCCGCTGCTTCTCGACCGCCGCCGAGACCTTCTGGAGTTCCTTCGGGGCTTCCTGCCCGAGTGCGCGATAGGCGTCGAGCCCCTGCTTGATGACGCGGTTGACCTGTTCGAGTTCGCGCGCGGTGAGCCGGGCCGGGCCGCCCATCGCCTCGATGCCCGCCGCGGCCAGCTTCGCGCGGTCAGCGAGGCGAGACTGTGAGGTCTGAATGCCCTTGATGGTGTCGTCGAGCGTCTTGAGGGACTGCTGCGCCTGCTGCGCAACGGGGGTCGCACCGAGCTTCTTGAACTCGCTCTCGGTCCGCTTCACGTTCGTGCCAAGCTTGGCCAGAGCCGCGGTGATCTCCGCGTCCTGTGCGCCAATCTTGACGATGAGTGAAGCGATACCGGCCACTAGTCATCCTTCCCGAGGAGTTGATTCGCGGTCACCTTCGACCCGACCATCCCGAACACCCACGCCGCAAGCTGCGCGGTCCGCTGCCAGTCCCGGTCTTCCCGATCGCGGAGCCCTTCGATCCGCCAGACCACCTCACGCGGGGTCGCGGCGTCGAACTCCGCCGCCGTCATCCCGCCGCGCCCGATGACCGTCTGTTCCATGTCATCGAGCCAGTCGCTCAGTGAGCGGCGGGTGCGGCCTTCCGCCTCCCGCGCCCCGTAGGGCGGGGCTCGTCTGCCGCCTTGCCGTACACCCCGGATTCGTTCAGCGCCTTGTAAAGCGCCACCACCAGATCCGTCACGTTGCCGCCGGCCGAGATGAACTCGTCGATCTGGTCCGCCGCTTCGTCTTCGGTCAGGAACTCGCTGGCCTGGTGCCACCGCTGGCCGTAGCACACCAGCAGGACCGCCGCGTCCACGCTGCGCCCGAGACCCAGCACGCGCTCAATGTTGCCGTTGCAGGCCCGTTCGAGCTGGCGCGCGGTCTTCGTGGTGTAGCGGAACTCCACCTCGATGAGGGGGATGCTCTTGTCCGGATTGGGCGGGCCGACCTTGAACGGGAACGAAACCGACGTCATGGGGATCTCCTGACAGTGGAACGGGGCCGGGTGCCCTCATGACACCCGGCGCAATTCACTCGTGACCGCTGAACTAGAAGGTGCTGATGGACCGCGACGTGACGTTGAGTTCCACCGAGAACTCGAGCACGTTGCTGGTGTTCGCCGCCGGCTCCGACACCGACAGGCAGTTGCAGAGACCGGAAATCTTCTGGTCGCCCGACGTGAAGCCGTCCGGGCCGTACTGGTAGTCCAGCCCCTGCGAGCCTTCGATGCCGGTGAACAGCGTGTAGGCCGCCGCGGAGTAGAGCACCGTGAGGGTGCAGCCGCGCGTGGTCACGCCGTTGATCTCGGTCTTCACAGGCGAGGCGGTGTCCGGCTGGAGGACCGTGGCGTCCAGGCGCTCCGGCGAGGCGCTCCAGTTCACTCCTCGCAGGTAGGACGAGACGTCCGTCAGCGAGTTGCTCGCGTTGTCGATCTTGAATCCTGCGCCGATGCCCTTCGATGCCATGCGCGTCTCCTTCAGTCGGGCGTGCGCCCGAGTCGTTGCTCTGCGTCGGCGAGGACCTCTCGCCAGAATCGAATCCGGCGGAACCCTTCCGCCCTGGTCTCACTTGGCCCTTCGCGCTGCAGCCACTGCTCTTCTGTCGTGAGCAGCCCCCGCAGGTGCCGAATCTCGTAGGACATGCGGCGAATCGTCGCCGGGCTCATGCCTCCACCGGCGCGTGGCACCTCGCACACTGGTACCGCGGGTTCCCAAGCGTGGAGTCGGGCGCGCTCTCCGTCTCTTCGTGCCGACAGGGCTCCGGTGGCACCGGTGCGCCACTGCCAAGCAGCAGCGCGTCCACGGTGCTCCGGATGGCGAAGAGCAGCGCCCGTTCTGCCTCGGTCATGGCTAGACGGTGGCGCCGGTGTAGGTCGGCTTCACCACGAACGCGCCGCCCGTGGTCGTCGCGTAGCCGAGCGCCACGATGTGCTGGCCGCTGGTCAAGTCGGCCACCGGCGCGATCCCGCCCGCCGTCGCGCTCAGGTAGTAGAAGACCTTTGCGGTCGTGGCGCCGATGTTGATGGTGCCGCCCGTGGCGATGGTCAGCGGCTGCCCCGCCAGCGAGGCATGGAGCGCGATGCCGACCGCCGTGGCCTCAGCTGCGGTGCCGTCGCACTGCGCCTTCCAGTAGCGGGTGTCCGTGGACTTCAGGTACACCGGCATGCCGGCCGTGATGGTCTCGCCCGCGATGCCAGTGGTCGTGTCCGCTGACGTCATGAGGACGTTCGCGGCGGTGATGGTGATGTCAGCCATGTCTGCTTCGACTCCTTAGCCCTGATGCACGAGCACGTCGACCGGTGCGACCAGTTCCCGTGTCACGATGCCGCCAACCGTATCCGTCAGCAGTCGCGCGCCGTCGACCGTGACCGACGCCCTGGTAAACCCTGCGACCGTCAGCGGCTGCTGCTCGATCGCGCTCTTGATCGATGACCACATGCTGTAAGTCTGCGCTTCCGTCGTCGGGTACTGCGTCACGACCCGCACCGGAATCCGCACCTGCCCGCCGAACTTCGCGCCGGTCGCTGGGCCGAGCGTGTGGAAGGGCTCTTCCGAGGACGAACCCCCAACTACCACGTAGGGCACCGTCGGCCGCTGGTCCGCCACCCCGTCGTACACCGCGAGCGACACCTGCTGCCCGCCCCCACCGCTGCTGAACTGCACCGACGTCAGCGCCGCCTGAATCGCTGCGGTGAGCGCCGTATGCACCGGTCCAATCGCCGCCGCGCCTGCCATCTACGCCGCCTGTGCCCCGAGATGCCGCTCCACCGCGCGCATGATCCGGTCCTCGTGCGCCTGCGCTTCGGACTCGGCCGCCGGGTTCACGAACGGGTGCGAAGCGATCCGCCGCGTCACGAACCCAAGCTCGTACCAGACGCCGTACACCGACGGGTTCAGGTGCGCGCTGTCGCGTCCGCCTCGGGATGGAATGCGCCGGTCCATGAGACCCACACGCCAGCTGGTCCCCTTGCCGTCCGCCTCGATGCTCGCGATCAGGTCGCCGCGGTCACGAATCGCTTCGGCGTTCGTCCGCGCCTTCCGTCTGACCGCAAACGCCGTATCACGGCAGGCCCGCTCCAAGTCCACCTGCATCGCCTTCGAGGCCCGCTCGATCAGGTCCTGAATCCCACGCGCACCCTGCAGCGAATAGAGCACCTGCATCACTGCACCTCTGCACAGACCAGCAGGAGTTCCCGCTGCCGGCCGTCCGGGTCGCCGTAGCCGGTGATCTGGAACGTCCGCCCGTCCACCACCGCGCGCCACGATGCCCGCACATCCGACCGGAATCGAATCCGCGCCTGGTGCGCCGCGATCGCCGCCGGGCCGCCTGCCTGCATCGGTTCGCTCGGCGCGGGCTGGAACCGCAGGTCCGCAGCCACCGTGGCGACGTCCGCGAAGCCGCTCGCCTCGGTCGTGCTCGGCTGCTGCAGCGTCAGCCTGTAGCGCAGCTGTCCGGCTCGCATGCCTCACCACACCTTGAACGGCCACAAGAGCGCGTCCACCGACATGGGCATCTGCGCCACGATCGTGCCCGTCACCACCGGCTCGCGATGCTCGAACCAGTGCCCGATCAGGATCTTCATCGCCGCCCGAATCGCCGCTGGCACCGTGCTCGCCGTCGACCCGTAGCCCGTGACGCAGCGCACCGTCACTGCGTTCAGCACGCCGTAGGTCGTCGGATACGAGATTCCGTAGCCCGGCTCGATGCGCGGGCGCTGAGCCCACGGCCCGGCCGGGATGTCCGTCCGGTAGTTGCTGGACGACCAGGTCTGCGTGGCCCCTGTCGAGTCGAGATAACTGATGCTGCTCACCGCCGAGACCGGCGCCAGCGGAACCACAATCGCCTCAGCAGGGAAGGCATCCAACTGGTAGTCCCACGTCTGGGTGATCAGCTGCCGCCGCGTGAACGATTCGACATGCTGCCGGGCCGCCGCGATCAACGCGACGATCAGGTCGTTGCTGTCGTCGTCGTCCACGCGCAGATGGACCTTGGCCTCCGCGAGGGAGACCGGCTCCACTGCCGGGCCGGTGACCAGAGTGAGTCCCATAGCGGTACGGCTCGCGCGACCGGATGACCGCGCGAGCCTGCCCCGTTGACTAGTCCGCGATCACGCTGACGGCGTTGGCCGGCGCGCGCTGGTCCTTGAGTTCGACCAGGTAGAACAGGTAGCCGGTCTGCGCGCTCGCGCCGATGTCCGCCACCGTCGCGCGGATGCAGTCGAAGCCGCCATCGGCGTCGAGTTCATCCGGCGTGAACTCCACCACCCACAGCGCCGACTCTTCGGCCGACGTGGCGTTGGTGAGGGTGTTGGTGCTGACGTCCGCCGACGCACTCGACCACGCAGCCGTGGACGCCAGCGAGGTGGCCGCCTGCTTCTTGAAGGCCGACGCGGTCGGGATGTTGAGCGCCTTGACGCTCGTGCCGCTGACGTCGGTGGCCTGCTGGATCGTCAGGGTCGGGTCTTCACCCGCCGTGCCGACGCCGCTGGTGAAGACGATCGCCACGCGCTTGGCGTTCTTCAGGGAGATGTAGTCGCCGTTGTTGGCCGCCGTGGCGAGGTTCACCGCCGGGAAGCCCTCGACGATCTGGAACCGTTCGAGAATCAAGCTGCTCATGTTGTCCCTCTGCGTGTGATGAACCAGAGGTGTGAGGCTGTCGCCCCACACCCCCAGCGAATCAGAACTGCTGCGCTCGCCTCAGTCCTACGTGGCGATCGCCACAAAGGGCGACTGCGTGTTCGAGCCCTTGAAGGGCGTGAGCGCGCTGACCCAGGCGGGCTTGCCGTCCACGCGCCAGGTCACGCGGAACGCCATCTCGTCGGTGGCGAACGCGACGTGCATCGACGCGGCGGTCTGGAGCAGCTTCTGGATGAACAGGTACTGCGTCAGGTCGGCCAGCACCAGGTCGCCGACCGTGCCGAGGGTGGCGTTGTACTCGGTCTCGATGACCGGCTTGCCTTTGATCCGCATGACGCCATCGTCGCCGTAGGTCACGAAGCGGACCGGCGAATCGTTGGTCGCACCCGTGAACGCCAGCTGATCGAGGTCCGGGTTCACGTCGGTGTTGCAGAGCCACACCGCGTTCGCCTTCGCACGGGCGTGCTGACGCGCCCACATGTTGATGACGTCGGCGTGCTTCACGCGGCTCGAGGTCGTGCGCGTGGTCGTGACCAGCGCCGGGCTGCGAAGGATGCCGAGCGGCATGCCCGCGCCGGTGCCGTTGAGGATCGAGTCCTCCACGAGGAACCGCACTTCCTCGGTGAACGCCTGGAACATCACGTCGCCCATCGCGACGAAGTCCGCGAGGAGTTCGTCGGTGGCGTAGCCGAGCGCCGCCAGCTTATTGAGCTTCAGCTCCAGCTTGCGGAACTTCGGCTTCGTCGCGGTCGTACCCGTGCCCTCGTCGACCCAGTACGCCTGAACGCCGCCCCAGCGCGAACCCGTCGCGCGGCTGGTCTCATCGACCGCCCGCATCGAGATGCCGTTGGAGTTCTCGCCGAGGTTGATCTGGCGCACCGCGTTCAGGAGCGCGCCGCCCGTGAACACGTTCTGGATGATGCCGGCCGCGAGGTCCGTCTGGACCATGAAGCCGCCGTCCGAGCCGATCTTCTCGCCCGCGCCCTGCGCCGCCGCCTGCAGCTGCGCCAGCGGCTCGCTGAGGGTGTGCCGCGTGGTGGCGCTGTAGACGTCCTGCAGCTGACGCCCGAAGGCGTAGCGCATCGCGGTGGCCGCGTCCATGCGGGGCAGGCCGTGGTAGACGATGGGCGCGCCGTTCGGGGCGAACTTCGCCAGTTTCTCTTCGTCGCCGGATTCCCAGCGGCCGGTGGTCTTGACGCCGCCAGCGGTCACCCGCTCCTGGTGGAAGTCGGAGGTGGCCTGCGCGCGCTCCTCCTCGCCCATGCGGCGGAGACGGTCGATGTCGCCGTCGATCGCCGTGATGTCCTTGTCGATCGCGTCAAGGCGAGCACTCTGCTCGTCCGTGCGGTTGCTCGCCGCGATGTCCAGCAGCTTGAGCCCTTCGGCCTTCAGCTCGGCCCGCCGGTCGAGTGCAGTGTTCAGTCTCGTGGCCATCTCGCCTCCATGCGTGGTCCGTTGAACGAAAAAAGGGCGCGTATGTGAGCGCACCGAACGCACGGACAGAAGCCCGGCGGGGTGGACTCACACACGCGCCATTCAACGGAAGTCCGCGGTGTGTAGGGTCAGACTAGACCATCGCGTCTCGCTGTGGGTTTTGTGTTCGCGAAATGGTCGACTCGATACGCTCGCGCAGCACACGCGCTAAGGAGACGTCGCGCCGTTGCGCCTCACGGGCCAGCGCATCGAAGGCCGACGACGGCAGGCAGACCGTCGCCGGAATCAGCTTCTGCCCATCCGCAAGCTTGGGCCGCGGCATCAGGCCAGCCGCATCCGGCGCGCGCGATCCGCCTCGCTCGCCACCATCGTCGCGACAGGCTCCGCAGCAGCCTCGACCGCCACCGGCTCCGCGTCGGCCCTCGGTCCGATACTCGGCCCGCGCCCATTGATCAGCCGCTGCAGCGTGTCGTCCATCGTCGCGATTCGGTCCGCCATCTTGAGCCGAACGGCTTCCTTGGCCCCGACCAGCCGTCCCTCGCCGAACCCGCCGCGTACTTCGGACAGCGGCACGCCGCGACCCTTGGCGATGTCCGCCGTCATCAGCGCGTAGAAGTCATCCACGCGCGACTGGATAGCCGCGTGCGCCTCTTCGGTCAGGGGCCCGGCCCCTTCGGCCTTGTACTTCCCGGCCGAGATGACCGTCCGCTTGAGGCCTTCCTTCGCTTCCGCCTCGGAGGCATCGACGTGCGCGGTGATGACCCCGATGGACCCGACGTCGCCGCTCGGCGTGACAACGATCTCCGAGGCGCCAGAGATGGCCCAGTACGCCGCCGACGCCGCCAGCGCGTTGACGTGCGCCGTGATCGGCTTGCGGGCCACACCAGCGCGAATCTCCGCGGCGAGCTCGGTGACACCGGCCACGGTTCCGCCTGGTGAGTTCACGTCGAGCAGGATCGACCCGACGTTCGGGTCCGCCAGTGCCTGCTTCAGCATGGCGGTCACGCGCTCGGTCGAGACGCCTCCGGACATCTCCGACATGCCGCCCATCCGATGCGCGATCACGCCCTGCACGGGAATCACGGCCACGGCCCCAGAGCGCGAGACATCCGCCCGCGATCCGCCGTCACCGATCCGAGCCTGCAGCTCCTCCGCGGTGAACTTCCCGCCGCCGATGTGGAACTCGAGGATGGCTTCGATCTCGTCGAGCTTCGTCGGCAGAATCGCCCACGGGGTCTCGGCGACGTACTTGGCGATATGTGCGTACTTCACGCGGCCACTCCTTCTCCCAGCGCCCACTCGGCCAACCAGGTCGCATAGGCGGGCTGCCCCCATGCGTCCAGCGCGGCGAGGCCGCCTTTCTCACCGAGCAGCTGCTCGGCCTGCTCCGCGCAATACACCGCGGCCGTCTCAGGAGGCATCAGCAGCGTCTGCGCCACCAGTGCCGCGTGGCCCGCGTAGAACTCCGTGACGGCCGCCGCGTACGCGTCCGCATCCGCCGCGTGCCGCTTCGCCAGCTGCTGCACCGCGGCCACTTCCTTCCGGAGCACCCGCCCGGCCGCGGCCACCGCGATGGCATGCGCCTGCGGCGAGACAGGCTCCGGGTCAGGCAGGACGACGGCCGCCGGCGGCGCGGGCGCTGGTGCCTTCGGTGCCGCACTGCGCGCCGCGGGCTGCTTGCCAGTCAGGTGTGCCGGCGTCAACGGCTCGTCCAGCCCCGGCAACGACGGGCGATTCTCCATCCGGCGCACTTCGTTCCGAGTGTAGGTGCCGGTCGTGATGGCGTCGACGTAGGCCGCCCAGCGGGTCGACAAGTCGCCGCGGGCAATCGCGTTGCGGTTGAACTCCGCGTAGTACTTCTGGGGAGCGGAGACCAGCTGGGTGTTGATCGACATCTCGATCAGCACCAGCCACCACCCCATCGTGAAGTCGATGAAGTTCCGGTTGAACTGCTCCGCGTTGCCGAAGCTCGGGTCGCTGTTCTCCAGCATGTGCCGCGGCACGCCGAGGAACCGCGCTACCTCGTCAATCCCGAACTTGCGCGAGAGCAGCATCTGGGCGTTCTCAGGCGTCAGCCCCTCGGACTGCACCCACTTCGCGCCCTGCTCCAGCACCTTCGGCAGATGCCAGTCCCCGTGCGAGGTGCTGAACGACTGCGCCATCCGCCGGGAGGCGTCATCGGTGAGCACGCCGGGCACCTCCAGCGCGCCGGCACTCAGCGTGCCACGCGAGAAGATGCGGCTCGCGAACTGCTCCAGCACCGAGGTCAGCCCGAGACAGTCCCGCGCGTAGGACAGCACGCCGCGCCCCTGCACGCCGTCCGTCGACAGGATGTGCAGATGGAAGATTTCGTCCTGGAGCGCCGTCGTGCTGCCGCCGGTCTTCGGGTCCTTGATCTCGTAGACCTTCCGGCGACGGTTGACCAGCTTCGGCGTCACCGTCGTCGGGTCCTGAATCGGCTGCAGCTGGCTCACGAAACCGCGATCGCCCGCTTCTATGAACGCGTAGTGGTTGCCGTGGTCGATCAGGTGATACCCCAGCATCCGCCGCCAGTCGAAGGCGTTGAGCCAGTCGTTCGGCTGGTGGTGAATGAGGTCGTGCAGCGGATGGCCGCTTGCCTTCTGCGGCCCTTGATCGTTCGGTAGGTTCTCGAACATATCCAGCGGCAGCATAGCGATGCCGGTGGC